CTTCATCTGATGCGCTGCGCGCCGAACTGGCCGCGGCTTTGCGCCGCCCAGCGCGAGGCGCTGGAGATGAAGGCGACGAAGCTCGCCCGTCTGCTCTGCGGCGACCCGAACGAGCCCGACCACTGGCGCGACGACGCCGGCTATTCGGCGCTGGTCCTGGAGCGCCTGCCCGCCGCCCAAACCCCCGAGCCGTAGAAACGGCCCTCCGGCGCGACGAAATCCAAATCCGCTGTCTTGGGGCGTCGGCGCGCGAAAAACGCGCCCACGGCCTTCAATGCCCCTTTAACGGCGATTTTATCGGGGAGGGTGCGCGCGGTTCCGGCGAGCGGTCGGGCCGGCCCAGAGCGAGCCGCAGGAGACCAGCTCGGGAGACGCGCGTCTCCGGCGATGGCGTCTCGCCCGCGGACGAATGATGCGGCCATGCCTTCCGTCGCGCAAGCCGAAAACGCCTATGGCGCCGTCCTCGCCGCTCTGCCTCCGGGCTTCGCCGCCGGCGAGCCGCCGGAATGGGTGACGGTGTTCCCGTCGCTCGGCGAAATCAAGACCCGCGACGGGCGCGCCTACACGGTCGACGCCGCGGCGCTGATCGCGCGCTTCGAACAGGACGGCGTCGATCTGCCGGTCGATGTGAACCACACCACGCATCACGGGGCGAAGGACGGCAAGCCCTCGCCCGCCGTCGGCTGGGTCAAAGCGCTGCGCGTCGATGGCGGCGCGCTGAAGGCGCGGATCGAATGGCTCGCCGAGGGCGCCAAGCTTCTCGCCGAGCGGCGATACAAATTCATCTCGCCCGACTTCTTCCACACCGCCGCGGGCGCGACGACCTGGCTGCGCTCGCTGGCGCTGGTCACCGCGCCGGCGCTCGCCAATCAGGCGGCGCTCGCCAGCGCTCAACCGTCCCAACCGGAGTCTTCACCCATGAAGGAACTCGCCGCCGCGCTCGGCGTCACGCCCGACGCCAGCGAACCCGCTCTGCTCGCCGCGCTCAAGGGCGGCTTCGTCGCCAAGGGCATTCACGACGAGGCCGTGGCGCGGCTCTCCGCCGCCGAAGGGCGGTTGAAGGCCCTCGAGGACGGCGCCTTCAAGGCGAAGGTCGACGCGCTGCTCGAAGGCGCGCTCAAGGACAAGAAAATCCTGCCCGCCGACCGCGACCGCTACGCCGCGCTCTGCGCCGACGCCGCCGGCCTCGACAACGTCGCGGCGATCCTGGCCGCCAAGAAGACCGAGCTTCCCGCCTCCGGCCTCGACAAGAAGCCGGCGCCCGAGGGCGGCGCGGCCATGCCGGCGCCGGCGCTGCTCGCCGCTCAGGCCAACAAGATGGTCGAGAACGGCGAGGCTGAGGACTTCCTCGCCGCGATCGCGGCGCTGGAGACGAAATATCAGGCCGCGGCGTAGCGCCGGGCAGTTTAGGAGGCCGCCCATGGGCGCGACAAACGACTGGTTTTTGACCTTCAAGGCCGCCGGCGCCGTCGGCGCGAGGCGCGTGACGAAATTCACCGCTAATCGCGGCGAGGTCGCCCTGGCGACGGCGGTGACCGACAAGCTCGCGGGCGTCTGCGATCTCGGCGCCGCCGCGGCGGGCGACATGATCGACGCGGCCATGGGCGGCCGACACGAAGTCGTCGCCGGCGGCGTCGTCGCCGCGGGCGACAAGCTGACCACCGACGCCAATGGCGCGGCCGTCGTCGCCGCGCCGGTCCTCGGCTCGGTCGTCCATGTGTTCGGCGTGGCGCTCGCTCCCGCCGTCGCGGGCGACGTCTTCCCCTATCTCGTCGCGCCGTCGGTCATCGCGCCGGGCGGCGCCTGACGCATCGCGCCCTCTCCAACCGTCCGAGGATTTTCCATGGCCACGGAACGCCCCTTTGTCGTCAATCCGGTGCTGACCGCCGTCGCCATCGGCTGGCGCAATCCCGACCTCGCATTCGTCGCCGATCAGGTGCTGCCGCGCGTCGACGTCGGCGCCGAGCAGTTCAAATGGCTCGAATATCCAATCGACGAGGCCTTCACTGCGCCGGACAATTTTGTCGGCCGCCGCGGCGCCGTGCCGAAGGTCGAATTCACGGCGCAGGAGCGCGACGGGTCTGTGAAGGCCTTCGCGCTCGAGGATTCGCTGCCTCTCGACGACGTGCGGTCGGCCCGTGCGATGCGCGACAAGGGGGTGTCGATTTACGATCCCGAGAAGCGCGCGACGCAGATGCTCGCCGAACTCTCCGACGTCCTCCGTGAGCAGCGCGTCGCCAGGGCCGTGGTTGATCCGGCCAACTACGCCGCCGCGAGCGTCACCAACATCGCCGTCGCCGGCGAGCGCTTCGACGATCCCGACAGCGATCCGGATAGCGTAATCAGCGCGGCGCTGCAGAGCGTGATGATCTATAGGCCGAACCGCTGCGTCATGGGCGAGGGCGTCTGGGACAAGCTGCGCAAGCACCAGAAGCTGGTGCAGGCGGTTAAGGGACATACGACGGGCGCCGGCAAAATCACCCGCGAGGAATTCGTGTCCTATTTCGAACTGTCGATGCTAAGTATCGGCAAGGGCTGGATGAACACCGCGGCCAAAGGGCAGCCGGCCAACAAACAGCGCATCTGGGGCAAGGACATCGCCTTCCACTGGATCAATGCCGCCGTCGGCCCCGAAGGCGGCGTGACCTGGGGCTTCTCGCCGACCTTCGGGTCGAAGTTTACGGGAACCTTCGACGATGTGCATGGCGGCGGCATCGAGGGCGCGCGCGTCATCCGCGTCGGCGAGCGGATCAGCGAACTCGTCGTCGCCAAGGCGGCCGGCGCGCTGATCCAGAACGCGATCTCGTGAGGGAGGCGAGCATGGCGAGGCCCCAGGCTACCCTCCCGAAGACGACGGGCGCCGCAGGCGCGAACGCCGCGGGCGATCCGCCCCCGCCTCCTCCCGCACCCCCGCCGCCGAAGGCGAAGGCCACGACGCGCGACTTCGTCGCCCTGGTCAATGTGCGCATGGGCGGCGAGACCGTCGCGCCCGGCGCCAAGGTCGCTCTGACGCGCGATGTCTTCGACGCGCTGAAGGCGCAAGGCGCGATCGAGGGCGAGTGGGGCGACTGAACTTTGTCGTGGGGTGGAGCAGTCCGGTAGCTCGCCAGGCTCATAACCTGGAGGTCGCGGGTTCGAATCCCGCCCCCGCAACCACCATGCCGAGCGAAAGCAAGCGATGGCACACCCGGCCCGCGGCATGGCCGACGGCCGGTCGGGCTTGCGAGTAGGCGCAAGGAGCGGCGCGCATGCGCTCCCCGCTAGCGCAGCGGCAAGCGCCGAGCCGGTGAAAGGCCGGCGCCCACAAAGGATCACGGATGCCCGCGCCCTTCGCCACGCTCGCCGACGTTCTGGCCCGCCACCCGCAGGAGGCGGCGTCGCTCTGCGCCAGCGAGGATACGCGTGAGCCCGAATGGGCGCGGTTCGACGCGGCGCTTGAGGACGTTTCGACCGAAGTCCGCGTCATCCTGCAGGCGCGCTACACGCCGGCGCAGATCGACGATCTCGACGCGGCGTCGCTCGGCGCGCTCAAGCTCTACGCCATCGACATGGCGATGTATCGCGTTTCGCTGGCCTTCGGCCGCCAGACCGAGGAAATCAGGGCGCGCTACGATCTCGCCGTCAAGCGCCTCGAAGGGATCGCCTCGGCCAAGGCGGGCGGGCTGACCTTCGCGACGCCCGCCCCGCTCGACGCCGGCGGCGGCGCGGCGGCCGGCGGCGCCGCGGCCTCGCCCGGCGGCGTCCTCATCGACGCGCCGCCGCGCCGCTTCAAGACCAGCGGGGCTGCGTGATGGAGATCGGCGTCAAGATCGAAGTCGACGGGGCGGACCTGGCGCGGGTCAACGCGCTGGTCACGGGGCTCGCCGAGTTCGACGCCGCGCCGCTGGTCGCGGAAATCTGCTCCCTGGGCGAAAGCCAGACGCGCAAGCGGATCGAGAGCGGCGGCCCGGGGCCGGACGGCGAGGCCTGGCCGGCAAACCTCGAAGGAACGCCCATCCTGTTTCGGACCGGGCGGCATCTGCATGACGCCATAGCGTCGAGCGCCGGCGGCGACGCCGGCGAATGGGGCTGCGCCTGGGAGTTCGCGCATGTCCATCA